ATGAGTACTCCTTTGTCTGTCGAGACAAGCTACTTTTGGGTATTACTTACTTATACCTTTGGATTACTCCTAACCGTTAACCTAACCTCTAAACTGTTCCCAGCTGCTACTTCTTACTTATACCGGTGCTTCATCAACACACCCAGTGTCGCCCGAAAGGATGTTGCCTCACGATTTAGAGATAATTGTGCTAGACAACCTTTCAGCCTGCGGGGCCACGCTGTTGTTGATTCGAACCCTCACCGTTACGCAGCCCAAAGAAGAACCGCAGCCCGTCATTGGATTGTCACTAATATTTATCACCGTGGAAAAGAACCTTTCGCGGTCAATCTCTCTAGTTCGGATATCCGCAAGGGTACCAAAGGCAACCGCCAACTCCGAACCATGAAAGATCATAATTATTACACGGCAACTTCAGATTCCACACCTACCACTGACCATGATATTATGGCTATTGATGACCTCGACCATTATAGTTCTGCACAATTGCAAGAACTGCTGTGTTTATCAACACTGGTTGGGGCCAACCTCTTTAGTTATACTCTCAAGCCAACAGCTGGTGCTTTTAAATCTGACGAGGCTTCCATAGCCTACAATCACGAGACAAGGAAATGGGAAACGCTTTTACCTGATGAAGCAACATACGAAGACGCCCTTTGGGACTCCACAAGAGAATTTGTGTCGAGTTACACATTTGGTGACTTGGACCGCTATCATTATTTCTTCGCGACACTTACAGCCCTTGTAGCTGTCGTCTTGTCATTCACGTACTTATCAGAGAACATGACCGTAGACTATCAATTCATGTCTTTCGGTCCCTATCGACTCTGCTATCAATGGATTGACTTGTTTTACCCATCTGTCAGTTATTCTACTACCAGCTTCTCAGACCTTATAGTTGCTAGTAGTACTACTGGATCCATCTCTATACCTTTTAGTTCACTCTCGGGGATTCCGTATTTGATTTTCAAACACCGATCCATCCTCAGACCACAACTAATTGATTGCCCCGTGGAATCAAACACCTTCCTCTACTTGTCGATTTTGACCGGTATTGGTACGTTTTTGTTCATCACTGGAGCTTTCAAATTCTTTCAACTACAGTCTGGAATGCACCAATGCTTCCACATCCCCTGTGGTGAAAACCGAACTATCTGGGTTCTCAAACCCACTGCAAAGTTCGGTCTCATCAAAACCCTTTGGATGGCTCGGGAGATACAAAAGTATCTCCCAAGAAGACTGGAACCTGAAATTATAGATATACCAGTATCCCACTTATCACCAAAAGGTAACAAAATGTACGCATTTTCTCATGTCAATTCAGACAATGAGATTGTTTACTCATACACTCTTGCTGGTACACATAAAACAGCAAGCATCGATGAGAAAGCTTACAGTGTTATCAAAACGTGGAACACCGACAGAAAAACGAAGATCAATGCGGCACAATTCAACCAGTTATATGGTGGCACAAAGAAATGGGATCCCCTCGAGGTCTCATTAGCCATCTTAGCTGTCACGTATGTTGTGAACCATCGAAAGGGCCTTGATTACGTCAGGCCCCCTTCAACTACTCACTACACTTACAAACCAGAAGATTATGACTGTACTGTTGACGAAAAACCAGCAACAGACCAGTATTTCGACGGTTGCACCAGAGGTTTAACACATATACCTATCAAGTGTAAGGGAAACACCGCACACTCCATCAAAACTCGCGTGACAGATGTCAAGCCAACCCTACCTACAATTACTCGAAAACAACAAAAACTTATTACTGAGTTTCTTGTCGAGTACAGGAAGGAAGTTGACCCAACACGAATCACGTCGTATGATGAAGTCCTATTGCGACAGACCCGGCCTATCCAGAGAATATCCAACGAACAAGCGATGGATATCCTTCCCTGGGTCTGGCTCAAAATCACACTTACCGTAGGTAAACTAACAAAGTCTTTTCAAAAACAAGAGGCTAGTACTAAACCTGGAGACCCTAGAAATATTACACCCATGCCTGACAAGGTACGTCTCGAGAATTCGAGAATATCCTATCCCTTAGCAGAGAACATGAAGAAAACCAAGTGGTATTCATTTGGCATGATGCCGGCAGCTATCGCAAGAGCTGTAGCACTTTATGTTTCTGACCCTAGAACAAAGACCATTGGTCTAGGCGACTATTCCCGCATGGATGGAACTGTCAATCATTTGGTAAGAACTTTCGATTTAGCCTTTTTACATGCAAACTTCGACACAGCAGACCACGAATTCATCGATGAGTGGTATTCTTTGACATACGGTAATTATGTCAATGCTGGTTGGGGTGAAAAGTATGAACAAGGCGATTCACAAGCCTCTGGCGATCCTTATACCTCTTGTCTTAACACAGCAAGGAATGCTTTCATTCAATTCTGTTGTGCAAGAGAGGACCTCCAACCCGCCGGAGCCTATGATAATCTCGGACTAGCCGCCGGGGATGATTCAATTCAACGAAATGTCAATCCTGACACAGCTGTAAATGTCGCCAAGTCTTGGGGTTTTGTCCTCAAGTTCGCGACACGTTTACGCGGTCAGACAATCGATTACCTTTCCAGACAGTACTCACCTGCTGTTTGGATGGGATCACCTGACAATATCGCATGTCCCCTACGGCTCATATCCAAATTCCATGTTTCCCGTCTAGCAACGAAAGTACCTGCTTATGTATTGGCTTACACCAAGGCCGTTTCAGTCATGACAAATGACCATAGCACTTACCTACTTTCTAGCTGGATGCGGAAAATAATTCGGCAAACATCTGTACAAGCCCGGGCCTGGATCAAACAAGCCTCGACCGGTGCCAAGTGCGAACTCACTCGTGAAAGACAGTGGGCTGCCAGACTAATCGACGATAGCTGTGGTGCAACTGCAGACCCCAGTGATTTCAGTAGTAAGGTGTCTTACCAAACTGAAATGAATCTCGATTATGACTGGCAAATCCAAGTTTTCATTGATGAGGGGTTCAGTGTTACCAAAATGGAAGATTTCATTGAATGGTGTGACGACCCAAATACTGACTGGCGCGATTGTCCAGTCCTGTATGAACGCGAAGCGATCAAGACCGCCTTGCCATATTTGGCCAACGGTGAGATTGTGGGACCTTCCGAAGCCGCACCAGACACTCCTGACATTGT